TCTTAACTACTACTCAATTAGCTCAAGCAAAATCACATGGAATCATGATGTTTCTTGATCTTTCTGGTTCAATGGCTGAACTTATCGAAGATGTTACTGCTCAAGCAATTACAATTGCAATGTTTTGTCGTCAAGTAAACATTCCTTTCGAAGCTTATTCATTTACTACTACTTCATATTGGAGAAAATCAAGTAGAGAAGAAGGTATGCGCGAGTCTTTACCTGAAGCTTCAGAGATAAATGCTGAAGGTTGTAAAGTTGTTGAAATGTTTTCTTCAAAGATGAATAAGAAAACTTTTGACGAAGCTGCTTATATTTCATTTGCTGTTGCGAAAGCTCATGCTTATTCAAATAAGCAAGCATATCATATCTCTAGTCATTACTTACATGCTGTTGATCAAATGGGTTCAACTCCTCTTATTCAAACTGCAATTCTTGCATCTAAGTTGACTAAACAATTTACACGTAAATTTGCATTACAAAACACAAACATTATGTTCTTAACTGATGGCTATCCTGATGGATTAAGTGTTCAGCATGATGAGAAAGCAAACGTTTATACTTCACGTGAGGTGATGATAAACTTTGAAGGTAAGATGGTTCGTGGTCAAGGTGGTCGTGAGATTTATAAAAATATTTTGCTTCGTCTTAAAGAGATAACTGGAGCAACTGTTATGGGTTTCCACCTTGCATATGATGCTTCTACTTTTGGTCAAGGTTATACATCAATCGATGGTGAATTTCGTGAAGATATCAAATCGTGGAGAAAAGATGGTTTTTCTGCTTGGAAAAATGTCAAAGGTTATGATGATTATTTCATTATCAAAATCAATCGTACTGCGAGATTTGATGCTGATGTGTTTACTCCTAAAAAAGCTGACACAATAAATGATCTTAAACGTGAGTTCAAAAAGTTTTCAAAGACTAAGAAAGGCAATAAGCAATTAGTTGCTAGAATCACTGACGCAGTTGCTGCTTAATTTATTTAGGGCGAAGGTATGTACTTTTGCCCTTTTTGTGATATAATAATACCATAAATGAAAAAGGAACTATATGAAATTTAATGAATTACAAAACATCAATGAGCTAACATCATATGTCGAGAGTACTTACTCTAAACATTATGCATCTGCTAATGGTGTTCAAAGTATGGATCTGATCAGTGCCTCAGGCTTAGGATTAGATTTTTGTCTTGGCAATGTATTGAAATATGCATCAAGATATGGCAAAAAGAACGGAGCAAATCGTGAAGATCTTATGAAGATTATGCACTATACTCTATTAGCAATTAATGAACATGACTTAAAGGAGTCTGATAATGAAACTTAGTAATGAAATAAAAGATGTATTGAATAACTATCAAGGTATCAATAGCAATATTGCTCTTGGTGAAGAAGGTGGATTTATCCGAACGATGTCCACTTCTAAAACTCTTATGTCAAAAGCTCATATAGCTTTTGATGCACCATACACATTTGGCATATATGACTTAGGTGAATTCTTAGCTTGTCTTAATATGTTTGATGATCCTACATTGTCATTCGATGATGATAAAAAGTTTGTTAATATTACTGATGGTGTTACAGCATTCAAATATTACTTCTCTGATATCGACATCCTGACAGTCCCAACAAACGATATTAACTTACCGTGTGAAGATCTAAAGTTTACACTAACACACGATGAGTTAAATCAATTACGTAAAGCTTCTTCTACTCTTAAAACCAGTAATCTAAGCATACGTAAAAATGATAGTGCTTTGTTTATTGAATGCGTTATTGTCGATAAACAAAACCCTACATCTAATCAATTCACAATGAACGTTGCGAATTGTAGTATAAATACTGATGCTGAATTTGATTTTGTGTTTGACATAAACAATTTCAAATTTAAACCTGCTGACTCTTACGAGTTTGGTATTGATAAAAAGCAGGTAGCATTAATTAAGGCGGGTAACACAGACTACTGGGTTGCTCTTGATAAAACTACAACATTTAAGGAATCATAATGGCAAAGAAAGATAAAGCGACTGAAGCTCCAACGACTGAAACTGTAGAACAACCACCTGTGCCTCAAGGACAGGGACTTAACTTAAGTGACATTCGTGCTTGCGTTAGTATTATTGATATAGTAACTAAACGTGGTGCGTTTGAAGGTGTTGAGTTATCAGATGTTGGTGCAGTACGTAATCGTTTAGATAATTTTCTAAAAGCTGCAGACGAAGCTCAAGCTGCAAAAGTAGCTGCTGAAGAAGAAACACCAGCTGAGTAAGTATGTACTTTTAACTAAAGCATGGTATAATACTACCATGCTTATTATATTATGAGGTGTATGTGAAAGAATTTTTATTCGTAGAAAAGTATAGACCACAAACCATTGAGGATTGCATTCTCCCTGAAGGCTTAAAGGAAACATTCCAAAAGATAGTCGACAAGGGAGAACTCCCCAATATGATGTTTACAGGTTCTGCAGGTGTAGGTAAAACTACAGTTGCTCGAGCATTGTGTAATGAATTAGATCTTGACTATATGTTGATTAATGGTTCTGAAGATGGAAACATTGATACATTACGTGGTAAGATCAAACAGTTTGCAAGTACTATATCATTACAAGGTGGACAAAAAGTAGTTATTCTCGACGAGGCTGATTACCTTAATCCACAATCTACACAACCTGCATTACGTGGGTTTATCGAAGAGTTCTCTTCTAATTGTAGATTTATTCTTACTTGCAATTTTAAGAATCGTATAATAGATCCTCTCCATTCGAGATGTTCTATATATGAATTCAACTTAGGAAACAAGGCAGAGATGGCCCAGAAATTTATGGCTAGGCTTCAATTCATTCTTGATTCCGAACATATTATATATGACAATGCAGTGATTGCAGAACTCATTATGAAATACATACCTGATTGGAGACGTGTCATTAATGAATGTCAAAGATATGGTATGAGTGGTCATATTGATACAGGTATTCTTGTTACTTTATCTGAGACAAGCATTGCTGGATTAATGGAAGACCTCAAGACTAAAAACTTTAAGAAGATGCGTAAATGGGTTACAGATAATATTGACGTAGAATCAGCAAAGTTGTTTAGATTAATTTATGATAATATGTCAGATTATGTTGAGCCTTCAAGTATTCCACAGTTAGTTCTTATACTTGCAGACTATTCATATAAAGATAGTTTTGTGGCTGATCATGAATTAAACGTAGTGGCATGCATGACTGAGATCATGTCCTCAATTAAATTTAAATAGGAGATCTATGACAGAACAATTAGCAATGTACGCCCATATAATTACAGCGATAGGTGTAATATTCATTGTGTGGCAATTAGAAAAAGCAGGTAGACTATTACAATTAATGAGTAAATTTTTAGCGGAGGCAGTAGAAGAACATGACAAAGTACAGTAATGTAACACCATATAGAGAAACTAATAATTTCTTTGCATCACCAACTCTATATGAAAATATACGAGAGTTTTTGTTAGGTGAAATAATTGAAATTTGTTTTACAAAGAAAGATGGCACAGAACGTAAAATGTTATGTACACTTAAGGCTGAACATATTCCTACTACGAATACACCAATATTAGAAGATGAGTCGGGTACTGTAGAGAATAAATCTTATATGAATGTATTCGATGTCGAAAACAATGGATGGAGATCATTCATCATTGATAATGTTAAATATATAAAGACGAACCTTGAACCCATTTGAATTAATTAAATCTATATCCAACACAAAGAAGGATATACTTGAGAATGAGAAAGATTACAATGCTTTTATGGTTAATCGTGGTCTTTCATATTTCCCTGATACTGTGATATACGCTAACGAAATGAATAGGTTTCATCATCTCGATCAGCGCTTGCAGTATCATTTTCTTATAAATACTATTAGAAAACGTAATCGTTTTTCTAAGTGGAACAAGTCGATTGAATCTGAAAATATCAGTGCTATAAAGCAATATTATGGTTATAGTAATGAAAAAGCTCGTGATGTACTTCCGCTTTTAAGTAATGAAAATCTTAAATACATAAGAGGAAGAATACAGCATGGCGGAATTCAACGATGAACTGGTAAATTGGAAACCAGAGATGATGTTAGAAGTTACATTGGCAGAGCCCGATGATTTTTTAAAGATACGTGAAACTCTCACCAGAATAGGCGTTGCATCAAAGAAAGATAACAAATTATATCAATCATGCCATATACTACACAAACAAGGTAGATATTTCATAACTCATTTTAAAGAGCTATTCTTATTAGACGGTAAGCCTTCTAATCTTACAGAGAATGATCTTAAACGTAGGAATACAATTGTCAAATTAATGGATGATTGGGGATTACTCGAGACAGTTTCACCTATTGGTGAAGTCGCAGCTCTTAACCAAATTAAAATTATCTCTCATAAAGATAAATCAGATTGGGAATTATGTCCCAAATATAATATAGGTATTAAGTAAAACCTATATAAATAAAACTGAATATGCCTAACGGGTATTCATTTTTTTAACCTTGCTATACATAGGAGGTCAATATGACAAACTTAGCATTTAACTTCCCAAGAGATACGTTCTTGGGTTTTGATCAACTCTTTAATACGTTGCAAAATACGAATCTAGAAACCGTCCGAGGTGCTGGATATCCACCGTATAATGTAATTAAACGAGATGATGGTCACTTTCTAATTGAGATCGCTGTCGCAGGATTTAAAAAGGAAGACATTGATTTGACACTTGAGAAAGGTGTTTTAACAATTACTGGAAAGAAACATTCTGGTTTAGATACAAGAGACTATGCACATCGTGGCATTTCTCAAAGGGCGTTTGAAAGATCATTTACTTTAGCTGACACACTCAAAGTTGTTGGTGCTGATATTGTAGATGGTATGCTTGTAGTTATTTTGGAGAACAATATTCCAGAAGAAGATAAGCCTCAAACTATCAATTTAGGTGACCTGCCGAAATCAGCTAAAAAGCTGTTACTAGGCTAAATACTAAGGAGCACATGGCATATTCAGCGAAAGTTTTAGATCATTACAACAACCCGCGCAATGTGGGTAAGATGGATATGAAAGATCCTAATGTGGGAACTGGTATGGTAGGTGCTCCTGCTTGTGGCGATGTTATGAAATTACAAATACGTATAGAAGAT